TGCTATATTATACAAATGCTAGGGATTTGTCAACTACTTTTAGGGAAATCTTCTCTGTTTTTCTATTTTTTACAATAAACTCTGAGAGGGGCACCTGAACAGTGCTTTTTACTAGATTTTTAATGTGTCGGGCGTGATTATTTTTCTCTTTCATTTTATTAAAAATGTGTTTTTTAACGCTAAAGTCATACTTCAGAGCCACCCCCCTGTCAGCGAGCCTCTCTGCAATATTCTTGAGTTCTTGATCAACAATCTTCAGAAGGTGGGTGTCGTTTAACTTGTTAAAGAAAAGTATCTCATCTAGGCGGGCTATCAATTCGGGCCGCAGGTGTTTCTCAAGAGACTTTTTATAGATTTCTGAATCTGGTTCTTGTTCAGAGAGAAATCCCATGCTTCGCTTGGACTTTTCGCTATGTCCAATATTAGAAGTCATCACGATGACGGTGCGACAAAAATCAATTTCTCTATTTAAGTTGTCTGTGGCATAACCCTCGTCGAGAATATGTAACAATAAATCTAGGACTTTGGGGTCACATTTTTCCACCTCATCGAATAAAACCACACAATTGGGATTATTGCGGACAAATTCTGTTAAAAGACCACCATCCTCATACCCCACATATCCTGCGTTGGCCCCTATGAGCTTTGAAATACCTGTCTTGTCTTGATATTCGCTCATATTGAGCTGAATAAAGGACTTTTCATTACCATAAAAATATTTAGCAATCTTTTTGGCAGTGAAGGTTTTACCCACACTAGTGCCACCTATAAACAAAAGGTTAGAAAGGGGTTTGCGGGGATCGTTTAAGCCTGCTTTTGCACAGGACAGGGCGTCATGAATAGTTGAAACATTTTCTTCCTGACCGAATATTTCGCTATTCATTTGTTTGGCAAAATGAAGAAATGAAGAGTTGTTTTTAGAGATTGTTTTGGGCGCCAAACCAGTTTTCTCTGCGAAGACTGCCACTATGTCTTTCTGTCTAATCCTTTGCTTGCGACCCTTAGGTCTCCCGCTATTAGCAAGCTCTTCTAGGTAACTTTTTAGAAGTTCTGTAAACTGTTTTTCATCCAGCTCTCTGTCTTCCCCATTACTAACCAAGAACTCGCAGAACTTTTTCCTAGCAGAGGCCATTTTAGAAGAAATGGTAATATACTTAATTTTGGTTCTAGCCCCAATTTGGTCAATAAGGTCAAAGGCTTTATCGGGGAATCTTTTATTGCTTAAAAACTTTTCGGAAAGATCTAAAATTGTGTCTATATCTGTTTCTTTATACCGCACATGGTGAAAGTCCTCGTAGAAGGGGAGGGTTTGTATCACTATCTTTTTGGTAGCAGCTTTAGAAGGTTCCTCTACAATAATTTTATCGAACCTCCTCTTCATCGCCGTGTCCTTTTCAAAAAACTTTTTATATTCCTGAGAGGTCGTTGCTCCAATACATTTAATGTCCCCTCTAGCCAAAGCAGGTTTCAGCATATTCGAGGCATCTACAGCCCCCTCAGAATTACCTGCCCCAATAATAGTATGTATTTCATCAAAAAACAAAATAACATTAGGCTCTCCTTCCGCCTCCGCTATAAGGGTTTTAAATCTCTCTTCGAACTCCCCCCTATATTTAGTGCCAGCTATCATAGCACTAATATCAACTGCACAAATTTGCATAAGGGACATGTGGGGGGGAGATTGTTGATTAACTATTCGTTGGGCTAACCCCTCAACAATTGCTGTTTTACCCACTCCCGCCTCACCTACTAAAATAGCATTACTTTTGTTCTTTTTGGAGAGAATTTCTATTAACTCAGTAGTTTCGTCATCTCTACCCGAAATCTTAGAAGAGGGGTTGTTTAGAAAGCGCTCATTAAGATTGATGCAATACTTGTTTAAATGACTTGGGCGGGAACTAATCCCTTCCTCGCGAACACTCACATTTTTTTTAGATTCAATATATAAAATGTTTTTTACTTGATCCGTGGGCGGGATACTGGTCTCTAGGACATGTGTTTCTATTACATCTTTGGCGTGAAGGGGATCAATTCCGCTTTCGCGCAAATATCCAACAAACGGACCATCCATATCCAAAATGACATACAGAATATGTTCTACCCCAATGAAATAACTATCAAAGTTGTCTGAGAACTCTTTAGCAAAATATATAATTTCGTTTACCTCTTCGTGCCAACCCCCTTGCCCCTTCTGTGTCTCAAACTTTTCTTTGTTTGCTGAAGCGTATTGTTTGAAGATTTTAATAAATCCTTTGGGTTCAAGGGGAACGCCATACACTTTCAGTTTTAAGGAGCAACTGTCAGACAGGTTGGCCAAGCAACCATATACAAGATGCGCTGTTGTTATAAGAGAGTGGCCATTGGCCTCTGCGAATTTTTGAGCATCTTTTAAACCTTTCTTTGCTTTCGGTGTTAAATTAAAATCAGTTAGACCCATCATGATTGATTACACTATTTAAGTTCAGATAACTTCATGTAGATTTTATCCTTTAAGGGGAGGAGTTTGTCAACAAAAACAACATCGTCACCTTTAGATCCGTAAATTATGATGATTTCCCCCTTTTTAGGTAGCTTTTTGCCAGAGTCAAGGTAGTGGGTAAGGCGAGGGGCCTGTCGGCCATCGAGGAACAAACAATCTACTGTTCCCCCTTCGTCTTGGAGATTGAGCCTCGCATATTTATTCCCATTTCGGCTAGTCCTTCGGATAATATCGGTCAAAATGCCCACAAATTTAACCCTTCCCCTATCTGCCAAGTCCCTCACCACCCTAGAGGAATGAAAATCACCTTCATAACTAAAAACCTGTCTTATATTATAAGAATAGCTATAGCCAAGGAGCTTCTCTTCAAAATACCAATTGGCATATTTGATATGTTGAGAGTTCATCTCATATATTTCCTTATAGGGGTTGAATTTTTTGCGAAATGTCTCAAAACGCTTCTCAGTAAACATTTTGCGATTATCATCACCAACCATCTCTTCTTTGCGGGTATCGTGAATAGCGGTAATTATATCATAATCGTATTTTGGACCCAGTGTAATTAAATTTCTCTTCTCTCGATCAGTAAGAATATTAAAAGTCTGTGCTTCTAAAACCAACCTACATCTATTGCTCAAAACAAATGAATCCAAGAGGCCAGCTTGTATTAGAGCGGAGAGGACTCCAATATTCAACCCCGCCTGTTTGGCTGATAAGAATGCCTCATACTTATTCTCAAAAGAATCTTCCCTAAACTCTAAAAGAGCCTCTAAAATTTTAGTGGAGACTCCCTTGATAGAGTTCAGGCCATACCTGATGTCTTTCCCTTCGATCTTAAAGTCAATGTCTGATTTGTTTAGATCGGGCGGCAAAAGTTTTATGTCAAAATTCGCCAACTCTTGGCTTATTTTTGCTATTTCTTCATGAGAATTAGGCTCATATTTTGTATACTTTAAAAGACTTAAAAAGAACTCCTTGGGATAGTTGAATTTAAGATATACCGTCGAAGCCGCCAAGTGCGCGTAGCTAATTGAGTGAGATTTGTTAAAGGAGTAGTTCGCGGAGTCTTCTGCGACTCTCCACAAAACATCTCCAACGGTAGTGTCGAGATTGTTTTGTTCTATTTTCTCTTCAATCTTTATCTTCCACGCTGGCATCTGATCGACCTTCTTTTTACCCACAATTCGACGCAGTTGTTCAGCTTCATCAAGGGTAAAGCCCACTTTCACAGCCATTTTCATCAATTGTTCCTGATAGAGGGGAATGCCTCCTGTGTAGCTGAGAATGTCATCAAAAAACTCATGGACAGACTGGGATTCTCCGCTTCTCGCATATTCCGCGTATCTATCCTTAAAGTCTAACGCTCCAGGTCTGGCAATAGCGACCACCGCAGAGAGCTGTTCAAGATTTCGAGGAGCGACTAATTGGCAAACCTTGAAGTTGGTGTCTGCTTCGATCTGGAAGAGTCCTTGGGGAGAGCGTAGGCGAGAGAGGGCAGCGTATATGGAAGGGTGGTGAGGGTCAATCTCAGAGGCTTCTATGCCTACCTGCTTACAAACATCATGAACCACCGATAAAGTCCTTAGGCCAAGGATGTCAAACTTAACACTTAGGCTCGCCACATCATTCATGTCGTAACCCGAAATTAACGCCCCCTCGTTGGTAGTTTGGAGGGGCATCACATCCTCTAGATCAAAATAAGAGATTGAAATGCCTGACGGATGAACTCCAGTATTCTTGTTTAGTCCTTGTAATTTTTTAGCTATCTTAAAAACCTTGGGGTGTTTGTCTACATAAGCCCTAAAGGTTTCGCTTTCTTCATAGGCGTCATCTAGCTTCGCTACTAAGCCAAAATGTTTGGGGATAGTATCGCTTATCTGATTTACATCTCCTTCGGAGAGTTCTCCCACTATTTTGCCGCACTCTTTGATGCATAACTTACTGCTTAAAGTGTTTAGGGTGAGAATTTTAGAAGTCTTCCCTTCGTATTTTTTTTCAATATAATTAATAACCTCAGCACGACGATCATAAGAGATATCGTTGTCAACATCTGCTAATAAACTTCCGTCAAGATAGGTCTCGCCCTCATGCTCAATTTTTCGAGCGCGACTCTTAGAAACAAACCTCTCAAAAAACAAATCATATTCTATGGGATCTATATTGGTCACCCCAATAACATATAGAACTAAAGATCCTGCGGCACTTCCGCGTCCCGCACCCGTGGGGATATCGTTTTCTTTACAGTAGTTTAGGATATCCCAATTAAGGAGAATATAGTCCACAAACCCCAGCTCTTTAAAGGTGGAAAGCTCCTCCTTTAATCGATCATAATAAACTTGCGCGTTTTCTAGCTTATCAATACCCCTTTCTTTAAGCCTTTTAAAGCAAAGCTTTCTGAGAAATTGGAAGTTATCTCCCAAATCAGAACAAGCTACTTCATCATGATATCTTTTTTCTATTTTAATTTCTGGCAGCTTCACCCCTACGGGGAAGGGAGCTTTATAACCTGTATACTTGGTAAGGTTCATATCTCTAATTGAAAAAGCTGCTTACAAAAAATCTTAAAATTCATTTCTATGTCATACAGGGCATCATGAAGTCTCTTGGGGTCATGAGGAATATTGTATTGCTTTAACAAGGCAGCTTGAGAAGTTCTTAAGCCCCTCTCTCTATAATTTAATAGTCTATACTGCCAACAAAGAAAGTCTTTTTTTTCTACAGGAATTTGTTTGGCTATAGCAACCGCTAAGGCCCGTGTATCAATCATTCTGGGAAGATACTCATAGGTAGAGGGGAGGCTTATTAGTTTTCTCCATATGTTGAGCATATAAATATCAAACCCTAGCACATTTTGTCCTACTATTAATGTTTCGGGATCGCCAAAGTCCTCCGCGAACTTCTCCCAAACTTCTTTTGGTGACTGACATTTCTTCTCATACTCTTTGCGAGAAAATCCCGTGATTCTAGCAGCCCCCTCCGAAACGTTTAAATCGGGCCACTGAATAAATAAATCATTTTTCTTGATAATCCTATCTCCCTCCGCAACAAGCCAAGCTATTTGCCAAGGTCTTGAGGTTACCAAATTCAAACCTTCTGTTTCAGTATCGAATACAAGATACTTTTGTTTTTTGTTAAATCTAAGAAGGGGTTCGTTCATGTTTTGAGTGTTTTTGGCTTAAGTAAGATTGAAAGCAAAACTCTTTACTGCCGAAGTGATTTAGGTTGGGACTGCTTAATGACGCCGCCTTACCGAAGTTTCTATTGCAGAGAATCTTATATGTTTGGAGGGCCTCGACATCCTCTCTGTTTTTATATAAGATTGTTTTAACAAGTTTAACTGGCCTCATCATGCTCCGAGCAAACTTTTCGACCTTTTCCGCCAAAAAGGGGTCGAAAGGCAGATCGTTCATTTCTGTCCAGAAAGTAGGGAGGATGGTGGAAAAATCAGGAACACACTTTTTAAAGTGAAAATTATTATTAAATATAAACGAGTCGTAGAAGGGAATCACCAACTCAATATTCTCATTCCAAACTCCGAACAAGAAAGGGAAATCTACTTTGCCACTCTGTCCTGTATGAGCGTATGAATAAATTTTGTAAAGCAACCGACACCCCTCATCGTTTTTGGCAAAGATTATTATCTTGTGATCAGAATCGTCATCTTCATAGGTGTTGTTGCAACACGTAATTCTTAGACCAAAGAGAAGCTTAATCCCCGCCTCCTTGCAACGATTGTGGGCCGTTACAAAACCAGTCATGGAATCTTCTACTAGAACAAGGGGATCAATGGAGTGTTCTTTGCATATCTCCATGATACTATTAGGGCCACCTTCTGTTTCTTCTTTATTTAGGGTCAGAATACTTCTCCCAATAGAGAATGTTGACTTAAATACTGGAATCATCCCCTTTATAATAAACCCCTTTCGTTAGAGGTCAAGAAGAATGTGGAGGGCAACCCTGATAATATTTCATTTCATGGGTGCCGCCCTCTGGAACCAAGTCTTCACAAAACTCTTCCTCAAAATAAGACTTTACAAAATTACCATCAGCATCGCGAACCTCATAAAAGAAAAAATCAAATTTCATGGGACAGTGCCATTTAGGGGAACCATCTTTTTTAAGTTCTCCCTTTTTTCTAGCAAATCCACATAACAATTTTCCACTAAAGGAATTATCAGTGGGAAAGCTTTGGTGGGCAGCGTAGTTTTTCTGCGCCTCCTTTTCCGAAAAGCCATCTAAATATTTTTGTATCTCGGAAAGCTGCATTTCAAAGCCTTCCAACTCTTCTTCTTCAAGGGGTTTCATTCTCATCACCCCTGATTTTCGAGCATCGGGATCAAGCTCAAATTTAAGGAAAAGAAACTCGCTCACCCTCTCTGAATACTCAGGAAATAAACTCTTAACCGCAAGGCTATACATTAGGTCTTGCAAGTTGTCTGTGTGGTCCTTCCCTTTAAAAACTTCTTTGCTTGTTTTAAAGTCTCTTATGATAGCAAATTTTTTTCTCTTATATAAGAACAGCTTATCTATAAAGCCTCTTATCTTATATTTTATGTTCCCGTCGTTTTTAATAATATCGAAATCTTTTTCTGAATATTCCTTGGTGGGTTTTCCTAGTTCCAGCCCGAAGAAATCATAGGAGAGGCCATTATAAATCATCTCCTTCATCAGCTCTACATTTTCCTCATCGTCTACGCCCTCCTTAATAGCATGTTTGAGAATCAATCTCTCAATAGATGGAACAGAAAACACATCTTGGGTCTTGAGGATTTTATTATAGTATTTTTTTCTCCCTTTAGCGCCCAACACCTCAAAAATCAAGTGACAAATAGAGCCTCTCCTCGCCCCGTCATTGCTTTTATCTGGGAGCTTGAGTTTATATTTACACCAATATAACCACGCACACGACTGCGCCGTTTTTATTCTACTGGCGGATAGCGGGGTGTGGGGTTCAGTCATCACTAAGTATTAGGGCTGTTTTAATTTCTTTCTTGGTGAAGTTGGCTGAATTATTCTTAATAAAATCTAAAATATAATTTAGTTGTATCTCCTTGTCTATATCTCTAGCGAGCCAATTATTAAAATCATATCCACCTTCATGGGCGTCTCCAAAATCATTATATGGTTTCGGGGGGGATTTTACAATTAGTCTCTCTAGATCAAAATAGTTTGAAAGTTTAATAAAGCTTTTAATCGCTGCAATAAAGCCCCTATTTTCGTCGCTATTCTCATCATTATTAGTAGCAATGAAAATATGATTAATGGACTTACCACTAAGATAGTTAATAATATTATTGTTAACAGAGAGACCAAAAATAACCAGCACGTTTTTAATACCTTGTTCATAAAGAGCCATCGCATCCCCTATACTTTCCACTAAAATAACTTCTCTTGTTGATTCTATCTCTTCATCAACTCCTGTCCGCGTGTTGAGAGCGGGATAAACCCAGTTGTTTCTTCGGCCAATATGTTTCCACTTGGGATAGTGGTTATCGGGATCTACCTTTCTCCCTGAGAAACCTATTATCTGACCATGTTCATTATAAATAGGGAAAACCATCCTTCTATACATTTTACCCACTCCCGCGAGACCCGCTTGAAAAGCTTTTTGGGTCTCCTCAGAAATTTTTCTTTTCTCATAAAAGCGATAATTGGGAAAAAGTCGCTCTAGCACTGATGGGGAATAAATTCTTTCCATTTCTATTGTTTCTTTGGGGGTGTAGGGGATGACTTCTAGTTTGTTGCCCCCGAGAAGCTCCGCTGATTGCTTCTCATCTTTAAGGGTGAGTTTAACTAAGGCTTCGAAAGGTTTGGACCCAGTGTTTGTCACGAAATCCATCCAAACTCCCGTGTTCTTGTAAATCTTTACGGCGGTTTCATTGTCCCCGTCTCGATATACGGCTTGTGCCCTCCAGTGATCTCCACAGTCAATCAAATTGTATCCTATCGACTCTAGAATGCCTTGGAAGTCTTCAGAACTGATCGAAATCTGGGATTGTTTCTTGGACTCCATTGTTATCTAACTCCTCCTCTCCATTAAGCATTCGAGCTATATCTCTTAAGTCTCCCCTTTCTACGATATTAAAATTATTAAATTCTAAGTTTATAGAATTTTTACGGAGGGCGTCTCCAATACTAACAGGCTCAACCGCACCAGCAATGTCGCTACCCAAGTGTCGAGATTTAACATTGATTAGTTTGTGGGTACCAAATCGGCCCCCTTCAGTCTCCATCTCGTCAGTGGTCTTGTTTCTTAAAATAAACATATGAGAACAAAATTGAGTAATACGATCTGAAAGAGAAACAATAGACTCGTCATCCACAATGTTCTGAGAGTTTCGGTTGTTGGTAATTCCATACCTGTTAGACTGAACAGAGGTAATCATTGGGATGATGGGATTGCCATCATGGAGAACCTCTTTCTGAACACATTTTTTGAACTTGTCCACCATTTCTCCCACCACTTGCCACTCTGACTTATTGGCGATGTTCTCGGAAGTTGTCTTTATATAATCAAAGGAGAACACCATCGGATTGCCGCGACCTACCCTAGCATAATAAAAACGCTTGAGGGTATTAACCATTGAGTCTACATCCATGCCGCCTACGTTATAATAATAGAATTTTAAATTCTTCACCTTAGGCCAAACAGCCCGAACTTTTTCCACTACCTCTTCGCCCGCTTGTCTCCATTTCCCACTCTCTAATAAATGCATAGACACACCAGAGAGAGCCGCACACTGGCGCATGATAAGCTCTTCTTTGCTCATCTCGCCATTATCAAAATGGAGCACAGGGACATCATACTGTAAGCTCACCTTGGTGGAATAATCCATGCAAAATTGAGTTTTACCAACGCCAGAACGAGCAACAATCACAGTTATGTTACCAGCGCGAAGCAGAGAGCCGTAGATGTCGTTTACTTTGGGATGTGGACCCATCATGCCAAACTCAGTGAGGGGGTTATTGCCGCGCTCCTCGACAAGAGCTTCCATCTCTTCGTAAATGTTTGCGGGAGTATCGTTACCAATCTCGTAGAGGTTAATCCGTGAGTTATAGGTGTTGTCAGCGGCCTCAATAATGGCTCGATAAGATGCCTCAGGAGGCATGTTCTTCATCTTCTTGGCGATATCCTGAGACGACTCTAAGATTTCACGCCTAATGGAATACTTCTTTAATTCTTTTGCGGTTTTAAGAGTGTTCCCTTTCGGCACCTTCCGCAAAGCCAAGGACTTGATGTAATCAGAGGGGTTTAAATTATCTTCAAATGACAACCCAACATCATTAACCCTCTGGGCTATAATAACCTCATCGATCTCATCTCCTGCATCTATGGCTTGTTTAACAATCCTAAAAATAGTGGAGTGGAGGGAACTTTGCTTGGAATAAAAATCCGAAGTGCCGATGAAATTGGATATCTCCGCTAAGGTGTCGGGCTCTTTAATCAAGCCTGCCAACAATTGTTTTTCTAATTCAAAATTATAAATCATCGCTCTTCGTCTCTCATTTCTCTCATCTCTGGAGGAATTGCCAAATGGTTTTCAAGGGCCTTCATTAGGGCAAACTCTGTCATGCCGCAATCAAATTTGCAATATATTAAAGGCTTGCCATTTTCAGAAGAAACCGCCATTATTACCCCTTTATACTTGTCCACTCCTCCTGACAGCTCGTAGATTTTTTCCACCATCTCCGAGGGGATGCAGAACTCTTCGTTCTCTTCTAGGTTCATAAATAAATGTCTTGTTTTTTAAATAGGGAAGCGATTATCTTGTCCTCTGGATAGACCTCTGCTAGCTTTATATCATTGGCATTACAGAAGTCAAGCTTCTTTTCATCTCTTTTGAGCTGCTCTCTATACTTGAAGCGATTCTTGTGAAAGAACTTAACATATTTAGTGTGTTGTGCCCCTTGAACTTCAACTGCTATCTTTTTGTTAGCATTATAAAAGTCTAAGGTAAGACGAGTACCAACAACCCTGAACTCTTCAAATACAATATCATTCTTCCAATATCGTCGTAGAAATTTCTTGACTTCAGTTTGGAACTTGCTCCGACTGGGCTTCTCCCAATTAATTAAATACTTCTTCGCGTTTTTCAGATTGCGTTGTTTGCCGTATAAATCAATAAACTTCATCCGCTTATCTGTTTCTTAAAATAATCTATTAAAAATAAACACAGATCCTTATCACCTTCGATAGTTTTAAAGAGATTATTATCGCCTTGAACTTTGTCGGGAAATTCAAAACCCTTATTATCAAGCAGCTCTTTAAAGTCTTCACTAGGCTTTATCCACGCGCCCTTCTTTTCTATCAATTCCCACGCATAGAGAAGCTCTATGATTTCCTTCTCCACCCATATAGAGGTGCCTCCTGCGCGACCATAACGAATAGGATAAGAAAGCACTGTATTAGTGTTTTCATGAGCGGATTTCTTAATAGTTACTTTTGCAAAATGTCCGATGATCGGATTCTTCTTTGCATCCATCGTCTTAAGGGAGGGATTTTGTAAAATTAAATCCCCCCTAAAGCGAGGCTCGAACTCCATAATGGTATTTGCATAATGCAATAAGGCATTTCCTCCTGTCGCGGTATTTTGGCGAATGGGAGCCTTGGAGTAAGGGTCGAGTTTAATATCAGCACGAACTTGACTAATAAAAATAGCCATGTGTCCGCGCTTGCCTAGGGCGATGCTTGTTTTTTTGCAAAAGTTAGAAGCGATAACGGCACCCCCAGCCACCTTAGTGCTTTCTTCAAAATCCTTATCTAGATCTGCTTTGCGGATCAAACCATCTACTGAATCTAAAACAAAACAATATTTGGTGTCCTCTTCATTATTGGTAATGAGCTGCCGAATTAACCCCATTGTTGTTTCGTAAATATTACTTTCAAAAACAAAGCAGGTGCCATCTGCCCACTCTTCAGGAGAAAACACGAACTTAACGCCAGAACGCTTTTGAACTTCTGGGCCTAGCCGACCTTCTGCCTTGACATACAGCCCCCGCGAATTTGGGAGTGACCCCAAAAAGTTTTTCATTACTTCTAGGGATTCAGATGTTTTGCCGCCTTCGTTTACGCCTGTAAAACGATGCAGCCCAGGTCCGAAGCCCCCCTCCAAAAGCATGTCAAATTGAAGCGACCCACTGGAGATTTTGTAATCTACGTTCTTTTCGTCATTAAAATGATCGCCCTTGTGGGCTTTTAAGAAATTGCTAAGGAGTTCTTCTGGGTCAATGCTCATCTAAAAAATCTTTTATTGTTTTCTGAGAAGGGGAAATGATTGCGTCTTCACCCGTTTTCTCGCCTATATCATAGGTCTCATACTTGGATAAATCAACTTTAAAATTGAAGGCTCTGAACTTTTCGTCCAGCGCATCCTTCAGCTTCGGACTGACAAGATAAGCAAGGGAGTCAAACTTTTTACCGAAGTTTACGATATCCATAAACTCTAGGGAATAGCGATCACAAAGATCGTTCAGTAGCTTCATCTCCCTAGCGAAAAACGGTCGCCTCCCCTTATCGGGAACTTCTATAAGACGGAAGATAATGTTGCGCTTGTTGGGGCCTTTAGACTTTGCCACTACCAAGTAATAATCGATGCGACATCCTTGTCAACCATTTTCTTGACGAGCTGCAAGAAGTTTGTTTTGGGCTCCCAGCCTAATTCTTTGCGAGCTTTGGTTGAATCTCCCAAGAGTAAATTAATTTCTGCTGGCCTATAAAAATCTGGATTAATTTCCACAAAGCAGTCACTGCCATGAAAATATTTTTCATCTTTTCCCTCCCCTTTCCATTGGCACTCGTTGCGATGAAAACCTACGAAATTAAATGCCTCCTCGACAAACGTCCTAATGGTATGCGTTTCGTTAGAAGAAAGAATATAATCTTTTGGATTTTCTCTATCTTGATTAAGCATCCTCCAGACACCGACTACAAAATCTTCGGCATCGCTCCAGTCTCTTTTCGCGTCTAGATTACCCAGCTGTAACGGGACGATTGGCTTGCCAATTTCGTAATGCCCTAAAATTCTAGCCACGTTCTTAGTGATTTTACGAGTAACAAATTCTTCTCCACGCCGCACCCCCTCATGATTGAAAAGCCAGCCCTGAACCGCATAGAGGCCGTAAGAGTCCCTATAAACCTTGACTAAATGCCTAGCGGCGCATTTAGAGGCTCCATATGGGCTTCTGGGGCGCAGCGGGTGATCTTCGGTCTGTGGGGTGGTGACAACATCCCCGAACTCCT